AGATTACAGAACTGATTGCTACGTAATATGATCTCACTGCAAGGGTTAGTCCCAAAGTCCTGCTCAGGGTCTCTACGTCCATTCCTAGCGGCTATCTTCTGTGCCGCAACTCTACTAAAGATACCTCGCTCACCTGCCTTAGACTCGTACATGGTCTGCATCTCAGATAAGTAGGACTCAAAGTCAGGCTTCTCTGTGTACGCTACGCTATTGTTAGCCAACCTACGATGCCCCTCGTGTCTCCACCAATCCCCTGACTTAGCCTTAGCCATACGTGGGTCGGACAGGTTAGACAGGCTAATCAAAGCAGACCTACGCACACCCCCGACTACTACAATGTCAGCTATCTTACAGCAGATGTCGTGACACTCAATGGATGTCAGCTTGCGTCCTTGAGCCTTAGAGAACACACCCACGCAGAAGTGGAATAAATCCTCAAGGGGTTCAGCACCTGACGCTCGTCCACCAAAGGTTTTCAAACGTGCGCCTGATGGACGTACCTTAGTTGTGTCCCACTTAGGTATCTTCCCTGCGTACAACATTGCTATCAACTCACGGAATGCAGATGCCCACCCTATCTTACTATCAGCTACAACGATGGTTGTGTCGGTAGGATGAAAGGACTCAGCAACCATAGGTAGCTTGTTGATAAAGTTACGTTCAACACTAAAGCCTACACCAGTGCCACACATAAGGACATACATCAACTCATCAAAGCTACGAGGTGAGTCTATGTGCAGATAACTACAGTTAAACCCTGCTACATTGTCCTTCTCTAAGGCTGTACCTGCGGTCATTAAGCATCGCATACTGGGCATAACTTCCAAAGCGTGAATAGCCTCATAAAGCCTATTAGCTGTCTTCTTGTCTATCTGCTTACGTCCTACCCAGAAGTCCACATAACGCTGTACTGTTTCCTCCCAAGTCTCTCTACGGTTTTCATCGGATAGCCAACGAGCATAGCGAGACTTGTGTATAAAAGACTGATATTGATCCATTAATTATTCTCCTTAGAAACCATAATGGTTAGTTTGTTTAAGTACCACTTAGCTTTATTTAAGTCCTCTACCTGCTTGCCCTTATAGTCGTACCTCCAAAGGTACTTCATACAGTTACCCTTGAGGTAGCCTTTGAAAGCTACTGAGGACATGGACTCTTCAATGGCTTCAATACATTCAATGTTACCAGTGTTATAGTGCTTAGGTTTGTTGACTACATCCTCACGTTCACTGTTCGCTATGTCGTGGTAGGCTTTCATAGCCGTGTCAATCTTAGGCACTTTCTCAATAGCGGGCATTTCCTTTCGTAACCTATCCCACTCAGCAGGTGTTGCGTCATTCAGTCTCATAATCATCATCCTCTGTAAATTTATCTCTATTAATAATTAAACGATCTTCAAAAGCATCTAAAATATCTTCAGGAGTTATGTCCAACACTTCACACAATAGAACAACATCATACTCCCTGATTACTTCTTCCTTTAATTCCTCAAGTGTTAGTGACATTTTTATTCCTCACATACTTCAGTAACTCTTTAGTTGTCTTTACAGTGAAGTGAGCAAAGCCTTCCTTATCACACCACTGCCCCATAGTTATCTTGTTACCCTTCCTTACTTTTTTGTTAGGGTCTGACAACACAAATACTAACTCCCAATCTCCGATAGAATCTCTTATGGATGTGTACTTCTGTGTGTCCCCTACTCTAAAGTAACCCTTGGCCTCAATCAATATCTTCTTGTCTTCATGTACAAAGTCTGGAAGATAATTCTTACGTATAATGTAAGGTACTTTGTAAGGCTCATACTCAAACTCTCTATTAAGTTGATCATAAAGAGCAGACTCAAGTCCCGATCTAAAAACCTTCTTCATCTAGTATGATCTCCTGTACGTTAGGTTCCTTAACTACCTTACAGAGAAACTTAGGAGCGTAGGAATAGTTGAATACTCTTAAGTCTGGGTAGCAATGTTTTTTAAACTGACAGTAGGAGCAACCAACAGCTAACTTCATGTTGCCTGACTTACCATCGGGTACTGGCTCATAACAATACTTTTTTGGCTCATCGCCTAAAACTAAGGCTTTGATGTGGTCAACACGATCTGTAATGTCTTCCTTAAGCTTATCGTTGTCAGTGTTATCTAAGTCATACTTAAGATAAGTTAAATGCCCATTGGCTTTATCCATAGTTAGCCAACCTACCTGACGTTCTCCTTCAGACTTAGCATAAGCTTTGATCTGATCTACGTAACCAAAAGAATCATCATTAACTAAAGTAGCATCCTTGAACTTCTTAAACCCATAGCTACTAGCAGACTTAACATCAGTAACAACACCGTCAATCTTACAGTCCATGTGACCTACAATGTCGTTTACCTTACACACCTTCTGCTCATCGGTAACTGAATGTCCTGCCATACGAGTAAGGAATAACAACATCTCCTCAATCAAGTGACCGTACATAAACTTTACATACGTATGGGGCAGAATGTCCTCACCCTCAGTTCCATTAAAGTGATTCCAAAGGTAGCGATCAGTACGCCCAATGTTAGACAGGCGTAGCTTACGGTTATCCTTACGCTTCTCCTGTCCAAACTCTGTACGCATAAGAGCCTTAACACCTTCACCAAACTTATCTATCTCTGCCTCAACGTCTACGGATGAATCAGCGTCCTTACTGACCATTAGATCGTAGATGTCTTGCACCAAGTTATCCGTTGTTTTGTTGTTGTTCATTTAAAACCCCTTTGGCTTCCTGTGGTGTACATTTGAACCACTCGTTATTCCTTTCAAACAACTGCTCTAACTTTGAGTGGGCTTTAGATTCAGCCTTACGTCTATCATCAGTCTTATAACTATAGTATAACACATAATCTCTGAAAGGGGAAGAGGTTTGATAGTTCTTTAACCTATCCTCCGCGTCCACAGCCATGCCTACCTTGACCCAACCATCCCAAGCTTTGTTGGTGATAACATATACCTCACCTTCCGCACTCTCCTTGTAGTTTTCCAAGGAACTAAACGCCGCTTCCTCAAACCCTTTGTAACGTCCTGCTCTGTACAGGGGGTGAGACTTAGACACATACTTTCCGTCAACCCACATTCTAGTGTTTTGTCTAGCTTGTTGAGAATTGGCCCTCCTGCGTCCTCCGTCTACACCGTTTAAATACCACCACTCTCCTTCTTCAAACACATATTCACCGCCTCTTGTGTTTGTAGGGTTAGTGGGTGTCTGCCCAACTATTTCCAACCTTAAACTCCCCTGCAAGGGGGCAGTTGAGTTTGTAGTAAGTTCCTGCGGCTTCGACACAGCTAGTAGCGAGTCCTCCGAAAACCTCTGATTTGTCTTCTCTAACTTCTGTTTGGATTTCATCGTGTATGTTTCCTATAAAGTTATAGTTAATGTTCCATTTAGTTGCGTACTCATCCAACAAACACAAGGCTTTTTTCATAACAATAGCCCCTGCGGATTGCAACAAAGTGTTCAGTGCCGCGTGTTGTGACCGTACATAGACCCTTCGCCCATCCAAGCCAAGAACATAGCCTCTTCCAGATGCCACTCCAACTCGTTCTCGTAGTCTTCCAAGAGATGGCGTATTTCCAAGGAATTTTTCCTTAAGTCGTTTACCATCCTTTGCAGTTCCTCCAACGATACTTCCGATCTTGGCATCTCCTGCACCATAAAGGAAAGCGTATATGAAAGTCTTTGCTTGATCTCTAGTTTCAAGGCCACTAGCCAACTGATTTGCCGTGTGAATGTCTCCTGTGAGAATTTCATTTGTATAGCCCTCGTCATTCATGTAATGTGCAAGCATCCGTAACTCAAGACCACTTGCGTCCATACCTACAAGTTTGTAACCTTCTGGTACTGTCCATACGTCCCTGCACTCCTTACCATACGGTGAGTAAACCGCAGGTACTTGACCCATGTTAGGACTTGAATGAGTCATACGTCCTGTCACTGCACCGTTAGGATTAACGTAGCCGTGTACTCTACCGTCCTCTTTAACAGCCTCTAGCCAACTCTGTACCTGAGCCACACGCTTCTGTATCATAAGATACTCAGCTATCAAAGCGGCCTGTGGTATGCCCTTCACTGTACCTAGCACTGCCTCATCAACGATGGCCTGTCCTGTCTCAGTGAATTGCTTAGGCTTCCACCCATAATACTGAAGGTGTCTGCCTATCTGCTGTCGTGACCCTAGATTAAACACAGGGAAATCTATGCGACTAAAGGGTGCTACCGCTGTCTCCCATTGTTCACCAAGGAACTTAAGTCCAACAACAGAGAGCGTACCGTCCTTCTTAATCTTAGGTGTAATCTCTTTGACAAATGTTGGCAATGGTTTAAAAACCTCATGCACTTCATCTTCAAGGTCATTCTTCTTCTCCTTTAGTGTAGCCAGTAAATGATAAGCTTTCTCTTGGTCTAAAAGCCAACCTGTTTTAATTTGCTTTGAAATAACACCCTGTACTTGATGCTCAAGATCAACACTTTCAGGCTTAAAACCCTTAAGTTCAAGAAGTAATCTCTGGTACACCAACGTATTAACTTTAACATCCTGTATACAATACTCCAACATATCATACGAAAAAACATCCCAAACATTATGATCTCCTTTAGGGCAATTAAGTACAGTACCCCAGTTATCTAAGGAATGACCACCCTCTCTTGATGGATTAGCTAATCGGGACATTACCAGTGTGTCAGTTATTTTACACTTGCTAAAGTCTACCGCTAGTAGTTTCTCCAGTACAGGTATGTCATACCCTATAAGGTTGTGACCAATTAGTTCGCACTCGTCCTGTAGTTGTAACCAAGTTATAAATTCAGGTAATCTATCTCCTGACCAAGTAAGGGAATCATCGTGTCCTCCTAGCTGTCGCACAACAATACACCACACGGTATCAGGGTCAAGACCATTGGCTTCAATGTCAAGTACAAACTGTTTCATAATTAAAACTCCGATTCTTCACCCATAGGGCAACTAGTTTCAATCATCCGACCTGTCTCTTTATCATAGTAAAGGTAACAAGCCG